TGATGTTAATGGTCATGATGGTGTTGCACTTACCCCCTTTGGAGGGTCTGTTAAATCATTTGGTGTTCAAAATTATAATAGTCTTGACTCATCAGTTGACGATATATACTGGGGGACTTTTACAAAATCAAACAATCAATCTTGGCGCGGTAACATTTGGACGGTAACAACATAATGGCAATAGGAAATTTATCAAGAATAGGAAAAAAAGTACCTTTAACAGATTTACCTGGTAAAGGTGGATCTATGGACACAATGGATTTTCATTCGTTAGTGAATGAATATAACTTAAAGTCATCTTTAAGTACCAACTCGCCAACTTCGGTAAGTGGCTTTGGTAATAGATTTAATCCTAAGAACGGGTTTAGATCTTTAGAAGGAACTAAGATTAATTCACAAACTTATATGAACAACAGTAATAGCGATTATAATGGTGGTTACCACGTATCTGAAATGTTTTTCGATATTACTTCTGCAGGCACCCATAAACTTTATATTGGTCATAAGCATACTTTAAATAGCGGGGCTCAATGGTGTGCAGATGTACCAATGGTTGGTGCACAAATATTAAACTTAGATGGATCTTTGCGGCATAATATTACTTTTACAGATTCAACAATGGAACAAAATGTTACCCAATATAGCACACCACCAACACCGCAGGTATTAAGTGCTGCTAGTTTTATAGCTGTTAATGCTTCAAATAGTTATCAAGTTGCACGATTTAATTATCGTACCGGTACGCCTAGCCCTAGAACTGGTGCTCAGTATGGATTTGATAATTCAGCCTTTGATAATATACCCTATCCAGTATCAATTGATGGTACTACATCACAAAACAGAACTATATCTCAAGAGGTTTTGCAGAAATATGTATATAGGGAAGTGTCATCATCGTCAACATATTTAAAATCACAATTTATGAGAACTACTGGTACTTATGACTTTCCGTCAGCAGGTTCAATTAGAATAGCTTATGCGAATACTACTGAAACCGCGAGGTTTACCGATTTAGATGAAAATGATACCATACTCATAGGAATATATTAATAGGAGAATAATATAATGACGTTATACACAAAAAACGGGTTTTGGCCTCAACATATACCTGAAATGATTGAACTTGAAGATGGAAACATTAGAACTGGTTCATCTACATTTACCGATGAGGAAATAACATCTGCTGGATGGACAGTTGCACCAGATCCAATTACATATGATGCGACAACCCATAACATTAATTGGAATAGTGAAACTTCTAGTTGGTATTTAACAGAAGTTACCGCTGAAGATCAAGCGGCAAGAATAGAAGCTGGTTGGCGTGGAGTTAGAAGTGAAAGAAATTCTATACTAGCTGAATCCGATTATATGGTAATTAAAGCAGCTGAAGCTGGAACAACCATTGCTAGCGATTGGGCTACATATCGCCAAGCTTTACGTGATATTACTAATCAATCAGATCCATTTGATATTACTTGGCCCACTAAGCCTTCATAACATATAAATAAACCATATAAATATAGTAAAGCAAGAGGTGTTTTAAATGGCAAAGCCAAACAGTAGAGCAACATTAATCGATTACTGCCTAAGAAATCTAGGTGCACCTGTTATCGAAATTAATATTGACGAAGATCAACTAGATGATAGAATAGACGAAGCTATTCAATTCTATCAACACTACCATGCAGATGCCACAGAAAAAGTATTCTTAAAACATCAAGTGTCACAAGATGATATAGATAATCAATATATTTCAATACCGGAAGTCGTAACAGATGTGATTAGAGTTCTACCTATTAGTAACTCAGGCTCTATAAGTGCAGATATGTTTGACGTAAAATATCAATTGCATCTAAATGACATGTATAAACTTGGTTATATGGGTAATATTCTAGAATATGTTCAAACACAGCAACATATGTCGACAGTCGATCTTCTTGTCAATTCTGATGATAAACGAATATCATTTAATCGTCATAAAGATAGATTGGATATTGTAATGGACTGGGCTACTGAAGTTTCAGTTGGTGAATTTATCGTAGTTGAAGCATATCGAATTGTAGATCCAGACACGTTTACTGATGTATATAATGATTATTACTTAAAGAAATATGCTACAGCATTAATTAAGAAACAATGGGGTGCAAACCTAATTAAATTCGAAGGCATGGTAATGCCGGGTGGTGTAACATTCAATGGCCGTCAAATATTTGATGATGCAGTTGAGGAACTACTAAAACTAGAAGAAGAAGTTAGATTAAACTGGGAACAACCAGTCGACTTTTACGTGGGATAATAAATGCCTAGAAATGTATACTTTAGTCAAGCGGTTAAGTCTGAACAACATCTTTATGAAGATCTCGTTATTGAGTCTTTAAAGATTTTTGGACAAGACGCTTACTATTTGCCTCGAACAATTATAAATCGAGATGATATTTTTGGTGAAGACTCTTCATCTAAGTTTGATGATGCATATATGATTGAAGCTTACATTGAGAACTCGGAAGGGTTTGAAGGTGAAGGTGATTTGTACAGTAAGTTTGGCCTTGAAATACGAGATGAAGCAAACTTCATTATATCACGAAGACAATGGGAAAAGTTTATTGGTACTCATTACAGCAATGATTCATACCCAAAACCTGATGAAGGTGATTTGATTTATCTTCCTCTAAGTAATAGTTTCTTTGAGATTAAGTTTGTAGAAGAAGAACAGCCATTCTATCAGTTATCTAACTTACCAGTTTATAAACTATCATGTGCTCTCTTTGAATATAATGATGAGAGTATTGATACTGGTGTTGCTGCAATTGACACGACTCAAGTGAAGAATGCATATCAGGTCACATTAAAAGTTAATGTCACTGGTGGTAATCATTTCTCTATTGGTGAGATTGTTACACAAACTGTCGCAACTGGAGTTACAGTCTTTGGTGAAGTTCAAACTGTTACGAAGACATCTGATACTATAGGAACTATTACGCTATCGAATGTAGGTACAGCTGATACGACAAACGCTGCGACTGCTACTGATTCGTTTAGAGACTTCTTAGTAACTTCTGGATCATCTGGATTCTCAACTAATCTTGTTGGTTCTGAAACTGGATTTACGTGCACACTTCATACTGTACTACTAGGAAGTGCATTCCCAGATGATGGACAGAGTAAGAATATTCAAATTGAGCAAGAGGCTGATAACTTTATAGATTTCTCCGAGACTAATCCATTCGGTGATCCATCGGAGGCTAACTAAATGCTAGGTTCACATTTTTATCATGCTACAGTTCGTAAATCGGTTGCTGTCTTTGGTACGATGTTTAACAATATACGAATTGCTCGTAAGAAGGGTGATGGTTCTCTTATTAATCAAATTAAAGTACCATTAGCGTATGGCCCTAAGCAGAAGTTTCTGTCGCGAGTTGATACTGAAACTGGTCAGGATGCATCAATAGCAATTAAGCTTCCTCGAATGTCTTTTGAGATAACTGGTATAGAATTAGATACAACTAAAAAGCTAGGTAAAAGAACAACTATAACTGAACCTGGAACTACCGGTACTACAACACAGCGTAATAGTATTAAGCAATTTGCGCCATATAATATTAATATGCAATTAAATATTATGGCAAAAAACCAAGACGATGGTTTACAGATCCTTGAGCAAATACTACCGTACTTTCAGCCTGAGTTTACATTATCGATTAAACCTGTAGATGAGTTTACTTCGTTTAAGCAAGATGTACCAATCATTTTAAATGGTGTATCGTTTGACGATCAATACGAAGGTGATTACCAATCGCGAAGAGTATTGATTTATACACTAGACTTTACAATGAAGATGTCGTTTTATGGTCCAGTTAATAATGATAAAGTTATTAGACAAGTTAATATTGACTTTAATCAGGCTGCTGGCAGTTCAAATAATATATCTGAATTTGATATAACAATAGGCGGCAGTGATACCGAATCTAACTTTACGGTAACAACTAACATTGATTTAACTGACTTTGATTAATTATGTTTGATAAAAAGGATACACTTAAAAAATCTTTAGAAAAGAATCTACCAGCTGAAACTAAACATGCTGAGGTAGATAAAGAGCTTACGTCTAAGAAAGATATAAACGATGACTATACTTTCTCGAGAGATACTTACAAAGAACTTATAAGTACAGGTATGGGATCACTAGATTCTCTTGCCGAAATTGCTCGTGAATCAGAACACCCTCGAGCATTTGAAGTATTATCAAAATCAATTAAAGACATTGGTGATGTAACTGATAAGCTTATGTCATTACAAAAGAGTAAGCAAGACTTAGTAGGTAAGAAAGAAGAACAAAGTAAAGTAACTAATAATAATATGTTTATAGGTAGCACTACTGATTTACAGAGAATGCTCTTAGACACTGACGAAAAAGTGATTGATGGCAACATTAAAGAATAATGAGTTTGGTTATCTTGGAAATCCTAATGTAAAGAGAGACGGAGTTGAAGCTCAGTTTACACTTGAGGAAATCAAAGAATATAAAAAATGTATGCAGGATCCTGCGTACTTTGCAAAAACTTACGTTAAGATTATATCACTTGATGAAGGTCTAGTTCCTTTTAATCTATATGATTATCAGGAAAAGATGTTTAATCATTTTAACGATAATCGATTTTCAATTGTATTGGCATGTCGTCAGTCTGGTAAATCGATATCATCAGTAGCGTATCTACTGTGGTTTACAATCTTTAATCCTGAAAAGACTATTGCTATACTTGCAAACAAAGGTGCTACTGCAAGAGAGATGTTGGCTCGAGTTACTCTTATGTTAGAGAACTTACCATTCTTTTTGCAGCCAGGTTGTAAAGCATTAAACAAAGGTTCTATAGAATTTAGTAATAACTCAAAGATTATTGCAGCTGCTACGTCTGGTAGTTCTATTCGTGGTTTATCGATTAACTTACTGTTTCTTGATGAGTT